GTCCTGTGGGGAATAGGTCATACCAACAATTCTGGTATCAACATCAACACCTAATCTATCTTTGATTAGTCCACTATTACCAACTTTAACGCTGTTGATATCAGATAATTTAGCGCCATGTTCAAACTCAGCCCTCTCCATTGTGTATTGAATAATCGGATAGTCTTGTAACTGACCTTTAATATAATTCAATAATGAATCGGAATCTGTAAAACGATCATCTTGCACTGTAGCAGCCTGCTTTATGCCCCATATTTTGGCATTAGGACTAATGTATTCAGCCGTAGCTTTGTACTTACCATCATCGTCTTGCTTACCAAGTCCTTTAATTTTGGTGCGAATATTACTGTAATCTTCCGTCCAAGCTATTTTTGAAGCATTATACCCATCAATAAATACGAACTGGTCTTCTTGACCAAGTTTCTTGTAAATGTGGATAGTGTAATCATCAAAATAGAATTCAAAACCAAAATCATCTTTTAAAGTATTCATAAACAAACTATCAGCAAAATCTCCACCAAAGCCATCACTAAATGAGTAGTTTTTAAAGCTGTCATGAATAACATATTTAAAATTAGTACCCTGAGTAACAAACTTCATACAGCTATCTAAACTCTGAGTATTGGTTAATCTATCTTCTATATATTTGTCATGTAAATCAGTTCCAACATGAATAGCAGATACTTGGTAACTACGTCGATTACCCAATGATGTTGGATTAACATTAGTTAGCCTAAATGTTTGCGATATCTCTGGCACGTAAATAGTTGTTTGTGGTGACATCATGAGTGTAGCGATTTTGTTTTGTTGCCCATCATCAAAACTAAAAGACGATGTGCTTAATTCATTAATATTTTCTGTCACAGACAAATTATAGACAACGATCGGTGTATTATCTGGTAACGATTGTTTTGCATATACTACATTTGCCATCAATAATAAAACCTCGTTATGAATTGAATCGTGAAGTTATTTGAGCCGATAATTTCTATATCATTATTCCCGATTGCATAGTCTAAAAATTCTCTATTAGATAACTCATTGCCCAACCTTTGTACACCATTTACGATTGGAACAAGCCCTATTAATTTAAATTCATCACTAGATGTAAGTTGTTTTAAATATTTAAATTCTTGTCCGGTTGTATTGTTCTTAATAGTTAGTCCATTTGGTGCATCCCCTTTGAACACAACTTTTACAGGTCGCTCACTGGCTAGCAAAGGAATAATAGATGGATTTAATATCGTAAATTTATTTTGATTACTAAATTGATATCCTGTAGAATCTAGCGGAATACCCATACCAATACCATAAGTACCACCATCGAATGTGAACGGATCTAATGTCGTTGCTGTACTTTCCGCCAAACCGTCATAACACACCAAATTAATAGCGACATTTTTAGCTTTCCAGAAGTTACCTAGTCTTGGATAAGTAAATGAATCAGCTACTACTTTCCATCTCAGAAAAGGTGTCCGCATATTGATTACATAAAAAGGCTCTGTGCTGCTGAATATTCGCAACACCTTGAGCCTTTGTAATTCATAATCATAGTTGTCTCGAGCGGTTACATCAAACGTCAATGGAATTGACATCTGTTGAATCTGTGTATCAACTAATTCAGCGCCAAACTTTCCAATCTGATTGTAAGTATGTTGAAAATTAGCAGATGGCGGGTCAAAGTTAATGACTTTAATACCCTCTTTTTCCAAGTCGTAAATTGTACCATCACGCCTTTGGATAATTATTTCACCTTGATATTTAGTAGTCATAAGTATTACCAGTCCTTTGTCCTTTCATTTGTATTTCTTGGTTTTGCAAGACTTGAATTTTAGGATAAGTAGCACGTGCGACTTCTCCACTATCCATAGTGATTACCATGTGAACATCACCTGATAAATCAATGCCGCCATTACCGTTAAATTGACCACCGTGTCCTGCAATGGCTGGCTGTTGTGCAACGATTGATTGCATACCGCTTTTAGCACCTTTAACAACCTGAGCAAGCTTTGCTGACAGACTATTTGGTGCTTTATTTGCTCTTGCAATAATCGCTTCACTAATATGCTGGTCTGCTGTGCTTCTAGCAGGATTAATTGCTATTTCTGGTTCGCCTTTTATTTCAGCAAATACACTAGGTTGATTAGCCCAACCGCCATTTTCATAGCCGTGTCCTTGACCCAAGAATGATAAATCAGAACCATATCTGTCTTTTGCATAAGCCAATCCAGCAAGTATATTGTCATAACCGTTCATTATATTATCGTGTCCTGGCTGTTTATAGGCATTGAATGTCCCTGGCTTAACTTGCATCAAACCAGTGGCATTACCATCAGCTAATCCATCATTACCACCAATGGCTTTTGCATTACCACCAGATTCAGTCTGTATTTGTTTCAATATCCTTTGAACCATTGATCCTGATGTTGATAATCCAAGTACTCCCAGAGCTTTCTTGACGTCTCCAGACCAAGACTGAACATCACCTCCACCAGCTGAATTACCGCCTGTTAATGGACTAATAAACTTTTTAATCCAGTCAAACATGCCACCTACTTGACCTTTAATCAATCCTTGTAGTGGTCCACTCTTGTCATTAGATGCTTTATTTTCACCAGATGGTGTACCAACACCAAAGTCTAAGAATGTTGTAGCGCCTTTTTTAGAACGCCCTTGATAAGTATGATAATTACCATCGCCATTCCAGTTATATTCTTCACCGCTGAAACTACCACCTTGTACACCTGTAACCATGGCAACGTGGTTTCCAAATTCTGAACCTGGTCCATACACAGCAACACTACCCGGCTTTGGATTATTAGAATGCCCTACAGGAGCATTGACCCAATCGGCTCCATTTCCTAGTCCGCTAAACAATCCAGGTGCAACACCCATATTTTTCAAACGACTAGCTACGAAACTAACACACTCGCGATAGAAATATCCCCAAGGGTCTGCACCTGAATCTTTACCAACAGATTTCCATGGATAATCATCGCCTTTATTACCAGCCGATGCACCATCATTTGAACTATCGTTGGCCATACCCCACAAAGATGACCACCAGTCTTTAGCTTGGTTTTTCACTTTACCAAATAATCCACTGCCTAACCCATTAAACATATTTCCCATGCCTTTAGCTTCTGGGTTGAATGTCTTTTTCATAGTTTCTACAGGATGTGCAACAGCGTCAGTGATAAATCCTAACATCTTAGTAAACTTATCCACGCCATCTTTCATGCCATTCCATGCATTACCGGCTGTTTTGCCTACCCATGAACCAGCACCTTTAATACCGTTCCAGATAGACCCAAGCCAACCTGTTCCAGTAGCAAAGTGTTCGTGTCCCATAATCATGGCTAGTTCTGAAGCATTTAATACTTCAGTTCCAGGCATAAGCAAGCGCTCTGTATTAGTGCCTTGCACAACTTCCATAGCACCATTAGGGTGAATTAGAGCTTCTTTGTTGCCTGTTGCTGGTGAATCTGTTCCATCATTTAGAATAGCCATAGTTGGGATTGTAATAGCTCGTCTGGCACTGTTAAATACACCAGTACCACTAGCGAACTTAACTTTAGGAATATGACCCAATGCTTCTTTTGGACCACCAAAGTCGTGAATCAAACCGTTGATTCCATCAATACCTGTGTTCGGGATTGAAATAACAGCGTTGATACCTTCTCCAGCAAGTTTTTTCATGCCGTCCCACATTTTACCGAATCCACTGGCAATGGCGTCCCATGTATCACTGAAAACTTTACCGATTTTAGCTAGTACGTCATCAAAGGTGTCTTTCAGAGAGTTAACTCCCTTACTACCGGTCTTTTTGAGATTATTCCAAATATCAGTAAAGAAATCTGAAATACTGTCCCAAGTTTTAGTCCACCATTTCTTAATAGCATTTAATGTATCATCAATTACATCAGCAAACCATTTAATGATAGGTGTAAAGAAACTTTTTAGTCCATTCCAAATACTTTCAAATAATTTACCAATCGCTTTCCAGGCATTGTTCCAAGTTTTTACAATGAAATTCAATGTGACAATGAAAATCTTTTTGTAAAAGTTTAACTCAGCTTCTATGAATTTACTAATGGCTTGCCATATGAAAATAAACACTGATTTAATAGCATTCCAAGTAGTCGTCCATACTTTGTATATAGATTTTAGCGCCGATGTTATGACATTCATGATCGCATTCACAACTGTCTTTGAAATCTTTACCAAAATATTAACATAAGTATTCCAAGCCTTTTGGACGGGTTTCCATATGTTAGTTAGAAACTTTACAACGCCATTCCACGCATTTTTAATCCATTTGATGATTGAACTAAAAATATTTTTTATCGGATTCACTAAGGGCCCGAAAATCATCATAGCTAGACCGACTGGAATAGATAATGCGTAAAGCAATAACTTTCCAAATCCCTTAGCTAATTTAACGACGCCCTTTATAAATGAATTCCAACCTTTGACAAAACCTTTTACTAATCCGTCAAACCACTTCCCGATGGCATTAGCACCACTGCCAATGGATTTTCCGATACCCTTGAAGTACCCAATAACTGCTTTAACTAAATCTTTAACTGACTTTCTGAATTTCGCGTTATGTTTATAAAGTAGCGCAAAGGCTCCAGCAAAAGGATTAACTATAAATAAAAGTATTTCCTTCCAATCGTGTTGGAACCAATTAACAACTCCCTTAAATACATTTATAATCGTCTTTCCTGTATTTTCTAGAGGGGTTTTACTTGTACCTAAACCCCAAAATGCTTTGTCAATTACTTTAACCAAAGCGTGGAACATATTTGCAACTACTGAAATTACCGCTTTTAGAGAACTAGAAATAATTTTACCGATACCACTGAAAATACCTTTGATATCCTTACCGATATTTTTCCAATTACCGGTAATCACATCAAATATAAGCGCAATCGTACTGCCTAATATCTTAAATATACCTATGATTGTGCCTATTGAACCTTTGATAACAGAAACTACAGCATTAAATGTTGGCTTGATAATTGGTATTATCATTTCAAATACACCACGAATGATAGCGCCAAGTGTTAAAAATGCAACTCCAAGCACTTTGCCAATTATCTCAGCTGTAGATATGAATATCTGTTTATTAGCAATAAACCATTGACTAATGCTGTCTAATACATCAACTACCCTTTGAATTGGACCGCCTTTTTTACCAGCCTCTCGAAATGGTTTTGTCAGGTTACTAATAGTTTTTCCAATAGATCCAAAAATATCTCCAAGATCTTTACCTATTCCACTAAACATTTTTTTAAATATTTTAACGAATGGTGAAAATGATTTTGTAAGAGATTTAAAGCTGTCTCCAAATACCTCACCTAATGTTTTACCTAAAACAACTAATGAGTCAGTAATCGGTTGCACAAATTTTTTTAATTTATCAAATACTTTGGAAGCGCTCTTTCCAATACCATCTATAAAGTCTTTAAACTTAGCATTATGTTTGTAAAGCTCATAAAATGCTACTCCTACAGCAATAATAGCGGTTATTAAAATACCCCAAATTCCACTTTTGGTAGCAAGATTAAATCCTTGTTGTGCCAAAGTAGCTAACTTAAGGTTTTTAATTATTAAAGTCATTCCTCCAACAAAGTCAGATAACTTTTTAACTGCAAAAGCTGCTAATATTGCTGCTCCTAGTGCTTTTATTGTTGATTTATGCTTTACGATTTCACCTAAAATACTGTTTATAGTCTTTAATGGATCTTGTGCTGATTTACTATTTCCTGATACTATGCCAAATGCTTTTCCGATACCCGTCAAAGTGTCTTTAAACATTTCCCAAGCACCACCAATCAAGAGACCGACAAACTCTTTTACGTTACCAATAATGCCAATAATGTCTTTTGAATGATTAGAAATGTAGGTTAATAACTTACTTATACCAACAAGCGCAACACTAATTGCACCACTGATTGATTCTGCAAATTTTTTCATACTGTCATCGCTAGTAATCTTTTGTAATGCCTCGGTAGCTGATTTACTCATGTTAAATGAGCTTTTCATGACATCACCTGATAATACTTGTAAGCGTGAGTGAAGATACATGCTCATTCCCTGCATGGAAGTCATGGCTTCGGCTGTACCGCCTTTATACTTCTCTCCTAAGTAATCAAGTGCCTCAGTGAATTCCGTGGCAGATAGCTTACCAGCAGCACTCATGGCATACAGTTCTTTCATGCTTTTGCCAGTAGCCTTTTGCAAAGCCTCACCAAACATTGGAAAGCGGTTGATCATGACAGACATGTCTTCTGCACTGGCTTTACCACCAGCAACAATTTTGGCAAACATTTCACCTGATTCAGATATCTGCGGACCAGTCATGTGTAATGTAGAACCCAAAGCAACAAAGGCATCTGTCCATTTTTTTGTTTCATCAACATTAGAATGAACGTGATAAAAGCTCTGTGCCATCTTGTTAATGTCTTCAGCAGCATAAATAGAGTGTTGGGACAAATTATTGATATAACTAAGTAACTGCTCACCATCTTTTGGTGCTTCGGTAGTTAAAGCAGTCCACACGGTTTTCATCGTGTCCTGTTCCTTGTTATACTCCATTCCGGCTTTAGTCATCTCTTTCAGACCATTAGTTATAGCATTTACACCACCAATTAAAGCTTGCGCTGCAAAAGTACCGATCATAATATCTTTCAATCGATGGAATTTATCACCAACATCATGCGCTTGATTTTTCAAGGCTCTTAAACCGGTTGAAGCATTATCATTTAGTTCAACTGTTGATGTAATCTTAGATGGGATTTCACGTAATAATTTTTCAAAGTTAATAACCTCACCTTTTTCAGCTTTGGCCAATAACTCGGTCTGTTTTTCTTTAGGTAGTTTATTCAACATTTCCCTAAAGTTGTTAATACCGGCTTTGTTTGCTTGGGCTTCAAGCTTGGCGACTAATGGATCACCTTTAAAGGCATCTTTAAACTTTTGATAACCATCTTTACCAGTTTGTTCAGCCTTTTGTTTAAAGTCTGTCCATGTTTTATCTGTCTGGTCGTTGAGTAACAAATCAATATTTATTGAACCATCAGCCATTTATGTTCCTCCTTTCCTCTCTATTTACCGTTTTCAAACATCATGTCAAATATTGAACCCGCATTAGCAGCGAATCCGTCACTTTCTTTTTGCTTATCCAAACGGTAGTAATACTGCATGTTGCTAATGAATTGAGCACGCTCAGCATCATCTTTATAACTGGTCAAGTCATCACTACGATATTGTCTAATCTTTTGAATTGGCGTATCAGAACCAAGATTATCAAATAAAGCTTTAAATCTGTCCCAATGCATGACGCCAATTTCTTTGTTGAGGTCAATGTTATAAAAATTCAAAAAAGACGCATAAATTGCTCCTGCGTCTTGCTCGTAGTCATAATCAGAAGTTGCTAAAGCACTATCACTTTCAGATGACGCACTATCCTCTTCATCATTTTTTCCATATGGCCCATCATTAATGTATTGAAAAATACTAGAAACAATATCGCCTTTTATAGCAACACTGTCGGTCTCAAATTTATCAATAATGAATAGGTCGAATATCTTAGATACTTTATCCTCATTACTTAAATCTTCTGATTCTAGTACGCCAAAAGCTTCAATAACAACGTTAAAAGCTAGGTTAATTTTGTACTCGCAATTACCAAGCTTAAACGTCTGTTCTGGGCGCTTGGTAAAAGAAAACATTAGTCATTACCTTTGTTGAAACGACGTTGCTTACGGTTCGTTCCGCCTTGTTCCTTTTGCAATACATTGTCATTACCTTCGTCAAAGAATGTACGGGCTAAACGTGAAAGATTAGCAATACGACCGCCAGCTTTTTCAAAAATATAATCAGAGTCTGACTTATCAAACAAAGCAGTAATATACTTTGAACTCAAATCACGAATTTCATCAGTAAATTCACGGATCTTTTTCTTCTTGTCTGCGATATTCAAATCATCAAGCTTCTTATCAGCCATCTTCTTTTCAAGCTCTCCCATTTCAATCAAGAAATCAGTGAATTCATTATCGACTTCTGGTGTATAACGCGCTGTCAACTTGCGGTTGCCTAAATTAAACTCTTTTTCGTTGATTAAAATTGAATTAATTGAAATTGCCATGTGTTTTCTCCTATTTGATCCTGTTATGTAATTGGGCTTCTCACCCCATTCGAGCTTTAACTGCTGTGTTTATATTTTATTAACCTTGTCCGCCAGTTGATGGTGTTGTCCCACCATTTGAAGCAGGAACAACTTGTGGCTTACCATTAGCAGCTAATGTGAAACTAAATGTCTGCTTAACGTTAGCTGCACCACCAAATGGCACGATAGCTGTCAAAGTAGCTACGAATTGTACTTGACGGCCAGATGGGTCAGTCCAACGTGCCAAAGTGCGTAATGAATCACCAATTGAAGTGAAACGGCTGGCGATATAGTCTTGTGCTGTATCTCCTGACAAGCGATGACCAGCAATAGCGAATTGAATTGCCTTACCAGTAACATCATGGTCAGAGAACCCTTCGCCACTATAGTACGGTGTTGTATCAGCTGTTTCAGATGCTGAAGGTGTAATTGTTTGAATACCAGCTCGAATTTGAGCAAAACTTGCTTTAGATACATCATCTAAAGACGTATTACCGTTAATGTCAATTTCTAAGTGGTTTTCAAAGTTAAGTTGGAATTGTGACATGTTATTCTCCTAAATTAATTTGTTGTGTAATTTCTACGCTAAAGTCCAATAAAAAAACGCCCTTTTCAGTGACGTCTATCATTGTTGCGAATGGTTGTGGTTCAATATCGATTTTGTTGAAATCATACGTATCGTCTGTTTCTAAACTATCCGTGTTATCTAACAACTCGCTTATCTTCCATAACGTGTTGTTACCTAATTCAAAATCATCAGTGCGTAAAGCTATTTCAAAAGGCAGCGTTCGTTCTTGAATACCTGACCAATCTTGACTAACTACCTGTGATCCAGGCTGTGAATAGATTCCAAAGTCATTGTCATTACTCAGGTGTCCTATGATTAATTGAGTTGGTAAGTTGTCTAACTGATTAATTTTATCAGCAAGTCTTTCTAATAAATCCATTACTTCATCAACTCCTTTACATAGACATCAGTTACGGTTTTCATCAATGACTTGTCACCTATCAAACGCTTGTCCCAACGGCTACTAGTACCAGGTGTCGTGTAGTTACGAATCTGGCTACCATTAATCACACCAAAGAATTGAGCACGTGCATAAGGCATCGTATAGATGATATGTTCACCATCATTTGACACGTTAGATGCTGTCCTCAATCTATTCTGCTTTTGCATATCTGACTTAGGGACGAAACGTTCCATAGCCATCATTGCTTGGTTAGCAGCCTTAAACTGTGACGATTTCTTGTTTGCACTAGACATAATGTGGTTAGCCCTGTCAAAATCAAGTTTAATAGCCATTACAGCACCTCCACTTCATAGCTCCAAACCTCGTTATTTAGTGGGTTGCGGTTGTCTACTATTCGTTGAATAGTGTACTCAACACCCTCAAAAATAATCTTGTTGCCTTGACTAGTTTTATCTAGTTTTGGTAATGGATTTGCCACATCTGCGTACAAAAAAATGCTCATAAGTCAATAATTCGGAATGTTTTTTATCTAGGGCTGAACTGATTAGGCAACTTTTATTTTTTGATTGGCAAGACTGATTCTT